CCCCGAGGGGACGACCCGCATGTCGCCCTTGATCTCGGGGTTCGGGTCGTTAATCATCAGCTTGGTGTAGAGGCGCTCGATCATCTCGTTCAATGCCCCGTCCAAGGACAGGATCGCCTGCTTGATTCCCTTCGAGGCGTTGTCCATCAGCATGGAGAGCCCGGAGGCCGTCCTGCCGGCGCCCGACACGTTGGTCGAACCGTAGATGTAGTTCGGCACGCCGGTGACTTCGTCCGCAATCCGGGTGAAATACTGAAGAACTCCCAACAACGCATCGGCGTTCATGTCGGGTTGGAAGAAGCGGATGGCGGGCTGTCCTCCACCGGTGCGGTCGGAAGTTGTCTGCCACATCTTCCACGGGTGCATCTTGGTGATGTTCGTCCCCGGGGGGAGTCGGTCGATCGTGACCTCGACCTGCGGGCCGCTCGCGATGCTCATGTTGTTGGCGAGCGAGCGGGCCGAGTTGTTGCAGAGCTCCTGAATGTCGGACATCGTCTCGCAGAGCGCCTTGCCCGCGAACGACCCGGGGATGTTCTCCCAACACGACTTGGAGTACGGACGCTTGCCGAGAGGATCGGGGTTGAGCTGCGCCATGATGACGTGCGAGCCGACCTGCCAAGCGGTGACCTGATACACCCGGTCCTTGTCGACGGCCAGCCCCCACTCCTCAAGCATGGAGCCGTGGGCATCACCCCAAAACTCCAAGGCCTCGATGATCTCGTTCCCTTGGTAGGCGTAGTTCCGCCCGGCCAAGCGTTCCCGCTCGGTGTCCCCGTACTGCATGGTGCGCAGGCCGTGGATGCGGTAGTCGTGCATCGCCTGCACGATCTCGTCGTCGTTGTACCCCGGAACACCACGCAGTGCTTCGAGGTCGGCGATCATCATCCGGTGACGCCTGATGAAGAACCCGTCCTGCGTGCTGGTCGCCGAGGGCGACGGGAAGCAGTCGTATGGCGACACCCGCTCAAAGTCGTAGATCAGCTGTTCTTCGACGATCGGCTGCCAGTCCTCGCCCCACTTCATCATCTTGCGGCGCTTCACCGACGGCCCCTTGATGACGCAGTAGGGGAAGGTGACGAAGTCGTAGATCACATCCTCGGCAGTGCGATTCCAGCCAGCCTCCTGAAGCACGTCGAGAATCTTCTCGTTCATGGCGGTCATGGCGCGGTCGGCGTAGTCGCGCATCGCGCGCTTGGCCTTGTTCTTCAGGTACTCGAACTGCTCCTCGACGATTTCGCTGTTGAGGTCGTACCCCTGCTGCATCAACAGCTGTGCGTCGGCGATCGTCTGTTGCTTGATGCGCTCCTCGTACATCTTCGGCATGTCGGGGATTTTCGTGTGCTCAAGTTTGAACGGCTCCTCGCCGGCACTCAGCATCACGTCCTTGATCCACGACTCGGCTGCCCGGCACTTGATGTCCGTCAGCATCAGGAAGATTTCCGACCCGCCGGTGGCTTGGATGGCCGCCTTCTTCTCGGGGTCGTACTCGCCACGGCGTTGCCGCTCGCACTTCAGCAGCCGCTCCTGCATCTCCTGACTTGCGTTCTTGGCCTGCTCGTAGCACCGGCTGACGTAGGCAGACAACGACGTGATGGCGCCATAGCCAATCTCCGGGGTCTTCTCCGGTTCGTTCGTCCCGATGCGGGCAAGCGATCTCAGCATGTCACGTCCATCCTTTCGAGGCGCCCGAATCAACGACTTCGAGAACACGAACCGGGTTCATGTCCTCGCGAACGTAGAGGGCCAAGTACTGCAATGCGTCGTGCGGGTGGCTGAACTTGTCCTTGGCAGGACGGTCCTTGAACCGCGCAGCAGCGCCACTAATCTGAACGCGATCATACCTGTATCCGCCGTTGAAACCCTTTCTCAGCATCGAACATCTCGGGTCGATGATGAAGCCATTCACGCGGGTCAGGAAGAACGCAACGGCGTCCCTCCGGGGCAGGAAGTCATTGGTGATTGCCGCCTCGACAGCCATGCCAAGAGAGGCCAGTTCCTCCATGCAGGATCGCTCGTCCGTCTGTGCTCTCTGCGTTCCGGCCGGGTCTCCCGTGGCTTCGAACCGGAAGCCCTTCCACTCGTTGAAAATGTCGGGCTTGACGATCTCGTTGTAGAACTGCCTGATCCCCATGTCGTACCCGCACCACTCGCGGAGCACGAGGAGCCTCCCTTTCGAGTCCAGCTGCCCGGCGATGCACGCAGGGGTGAGGCCGTAGTCGAACGCCAGCAGGATCGGCTTGCCTTGGATCGGGACAAGGTTCTCCTTCGACAGATGGACCTTCTCGTCCCACTCGGCATATACGGGTTTTCCCGACATCGACGAGCCGTACTGCGCGCACAGGAAGACCTTGATGTAGTCCTTGGTCTTGCCGGCCATCTGCCGCAGGTAGTAGAGGTAGCCACCGGCGATGTTCTGCACGTTCTCGGCGAGCTTGTTCGGCACGTACTGGCCATCCACTTCGATCAGCCCGCCGGGCTGCCGGTAGAACTTGTGGTTCTCGGGGGTCTCCTCCTCGGCCAGCTTGTACCACCAATGGTCGTCGTCGGGCGGGTTGGTGTCCATGATGACCCCCGTCCAATACGGAGGAGGAGACTCCTTGTCCTTGGCGTCGAACAGGGCGCCGTTGATAAGCATCTCGTGATAGTCCCGCTTGGGCGGGAATCGGGACACCCGGCCGGTCAGGACGTCGAGAATCTCCTTGGGAACTTCCACGGCTTCGTTGATCCACCCGCCGGTGAGCTCGAACGACTTCAGCTTGCCAACCTCCTCGGGCCGGTCCAAGGCCAAGAAGATGACCTCAAGGTCGAGGGACGTGCCGTCGCCCAAGCTCTGAATCTTCATGTTGAACGTGGGAGGGGTGTCCCACCGCATCTTCCCTGCCCGCTCGAACCACTCCATCCACGTCTTGATGGTCGTGTTCTTCAGCTCCGGGTAGCTGTTGCGGATCACCGCCCACCTTGAGCGCCTCCGCCCCCACCGGTCAGGGGTGTGCTTCAGCGCCCGGTAGATGATCTCCCAACAGCAGGAAGATGACTTCCCCGAGCCAATGGGTCCGAGGATGCCGCGGACGAAGTCATCGTCCTCGTGCAGTGAGGCCGCGACAGGGCCGGGTGGGGTGTAGCTGATCTCCATGCCCGGAACCTATCACAACACCGGTTCAGTAGCCGCGGCCGAACTTGGCGTCGAAGTCAGTGAGCACGACGTCGGCCCACGCCCCGGGAACCTCCTTCTTCGTGCAACTCACCGCCCCGGCAACAGCTGTTGCCACACCGATCCACAGTTCCATCCGGTAGTCCTGCATCGTCTTGTGGGGCGCTCTGTTCAGCTCCGTGATTCGATCCAACATGGCCTGAAGCTGCGAGAACCCTTTGTCGTTCTGCGCATTGACCTGCTGTGCAATCGCCTGCCTCTGTACTTCGCTCTTGTCGGGCTCTTCGAACAACTCCTCTGCGGGGAGCATCGGTTTGTTGATGTCCATGCTCACACATCCCTTAAGGCGATGCGGTTCATCAGGGCATACCCCATCAGCGGCCACACTTTTTCGATCGCGTTTTTGCGGGCAATCTGCATGCCCACCGCCTCGTCGTAGTTATCCGGGCTGACGCACGCCGAACTACCCATGACCGTGAAGCCGTTCCTCAGCACCAAGATGCAGATCGTCATCAGCTTCAGCGAATCAACGCCGTCATCCGGCGCCATTGGGTGCGGGAAGTGGGAGCAGATTGCCTTGCTCGGGTTGAAGTAGAACTCGTGGGCGATGTTCGCCTCGATGTCCTCCTCTGTGACACTAGGCGCTGACATGAGCAAGTTCATTCCTGACTTCTTTCCGCGGATCATGTCGAGCAGGGTCATTTGAACACCACCATGTTCGTCGCCCCAAGTGCGAGGCTCTCCTCGTCCAAGTAGATGTAGCTGTGCGTCCCGGCCTTCACGGCGGCGACCACCACCTTGGCGTGCAGCTTCTCCATCTGCCGGACCCGACGCGCACACTCCCGATCCCCGTTCGTCGGATACGTCCTGCCCGACTCGTTGCCCCTCTTCTTCCCCGAATACACGTTTCTCCCATGACCACGGGAGCTGTAGCCGAAGGCGTGCGGGTCCAACATCTTCCCGGACGCGATGACGGCGGCGATCGCCGCGAAGAGTGCCCTTGACCTGCTGAATGGTGATGCCATGCCAACCTCCCATGTTGTCCCTGAAAAGGGAGCCCCCCACCGCTCGAACACCAACTCACACAAGAAGGATACGGCAGGGGGCAAACTTCGATATGGGGGCGGCCCACCGAGAGGGGGAGGGGGGACCGGCTGTGCAGGGCCGGCGGTGAGCCGCCTTCATATCCAAGCTCGCAACCATTCTACAACCGGGTGGGCAACGTGCAACTACGGACGAGATCATATCGCCGGGAGGGCATCGACCTCGTAGTACGGGCAGCGTTTCTCGTCGAATAGCGGCTCGCCGAACTGCTTGGACATCCTCTTCACCGCCCTCACCGCGGCTTCATGCGCTTTCCTATCGGCGCGGTTTTTGGCCGCCCACTTTGACATCTCGATCTCCTTCATCACACGCTCCATCGTGTAAAGCTCATACGCCCCCTTTTTCCTGACGCCCTTTTCGGTAGGATTGTTGGGTTGAGCGGCCGGCTCGGGGGCCGGCTCGGGCTTTTGAATCAGCAGGTCGCTCAGTTTGCGGGCCTCTTCGTGGGCGACGGCCAGCCGCTTCTTTCCGTT